TGGACCCCGGCCATTCTTGACGACTCTGACGCCGCCGAAGGCATCGCCAAGGTTTGGGAGTTGGCGTGCACCAATGCCGAAACCAACCAGCGTCGCAATGGCCCCACGGCTGAAGACGTGCGCGCAGCCCGCGAGGAACTGCGCCCTGTGCTGGAACAGAGGGGCTTGATCCGCTCAGCGCCTGCCGCCTTTCAAGCGGCGACGGCTGCCAGGGTGGAAGCTGCCCGCAATCGAACGGTTGACGTAACGCCAGCCGATCAAGAGCGGTTCAAGAAAACCATGGTCAATATCCGCGACACCAAAGCGGAACGACAAGCCAAGGTTGAAGTAGATCATGTGCGCGAGCAACTTGACGCCGCTGAACAACAACGATTGCATGAGTTGCAGGAAGAGGTTCGCGGTTACAGCAGCAATCTTATTGCTGCTAGCAAAGCAATTCATGGATTGCTTGGTTACCTGCAAAGCCTTTCGCGCATCCATGGCACCCAGCTATTGGATGAGATGCGCCGCACCGACTTCATGGGGCTGGTCACCGTCAGCGATGACATGCAACGGTTACAGGAAATGGGGCAAGAGTTGATGCAAGTCGTCAACCTTGCTCGCAGCAGTGATCCACCTACAGGGATCAATGCGCAGACCATTGAGGTGTAATACATGCCGCTTCCGGGCGGCTTTTTCCTATGACCTACCAAGACTTCCTTGACCAAAAACTCCACGCTGGCGCCGCCCATGGCTTTGAGCCGATATGGATGCCGCCGCAGCTATTTGACTTTCAGCAGTCGCTGGTGACATGGGCGATCCGCAAAGGTCGCGCTGCCATCTTTGCCGACTGCGGGCTAGGCAAAACCGCTATGCAGCTCACATGGGCTGAAAACGTGGTCCGGCATACCAACAAGCCGGTGCTGATCCTGACCCCTCTGGCGGTTGCTGCGCAGACCATCCGAGAGGGTGAGAAGTTCGGCATTGAATGTCAGCGCAGCAGCGATGGCACTGTTTCGGGCCGCATCGTGATCACCAACTACGAGCGACTTGAGCACTTCAAGCCAGCCGACTTTGCTGGCGTGGTTTGCGATGAAAGCAGCATCCTGAAGTCCTTCGACGGTGCCCGCCGCAATGAGATCACCGACTTAATGCGCAAGGTGCCTTACAGATTGCTAGCTACCGCAACCGCGGCACCCAACGACTTCATAGAGCTAGGCACCAGCTCCGAAGCTCTCGGCTACATGGGTCATATGGACATGCTGGCTAGGTTCTTCAAGAACGATCAGAACAACCTAACTAGCCGGCGCATGTACGGAGAGGCTCCTAAGTGGCGGTTCAAGGGTCACGCTGAGCAACCCTTTTGGCGTTGGGTTACTAGCTGGGCTAGGGCGTGCCGCCAACCATCAGACCTTGGCTTTGATGATGGCCGGTTTGTGTTGCCTGGGCTAAGCGAGGTTGACCATCTGATTGAAACCGTCACGGTTCCAGAGGGTATGTTGTTTGCCATACCAGCAACAGACCTGCGAGAGCAGCGCGCTGAAAAGAAGCGCACCGTTGCTGAACGCTGCGAGCAAGTAGCCAGCATGGTTGCCGATACTGGCCAACCGGCGCTGGTATGGTGCCATTTAAACGAAGAGGGCGACCTGTTGCAGCAGTTAATACCTGATGCCGTACAGGTATCAGGCAAGGACAAAGATGATGCCAAAGAGCGCCGCTTGATTGATTTTGCGGAAGGTCGATCAAGGGTGTTAATTACTAAGCCAAAGATTGGCGCATGGGGCCTGAACTTTCAAGTTTGCAATCACATCACTTATTTTCCTTCGCATAGCTTTGAGCAGTATTACCAGTCGGTTAGACGCTGCTGGCGATTTGGTCAAAAGCGACCTGTAACGGTTGACATCATCTTGACTGAAGGTGAACGGCGAATTATGCAAAACCTGCAACGCAAACGCGGACAGGCTGAGCAAATGTTTGGCAACCTTGTTGCTGAAATGAATCACTCGCTGGATATCCAGCGCAAAGAATACAACACCACTCCTATTGAGGTTCCATCATGGCTATGATCACTGACCGATATGCGATTTATAACGGCGATTGCATTGAGGTAATGCAAAGCCTGCCGGCGGCTTCTGTTCACTTCTCGATCTATTCGCCGCCATTTGCCGGGTTGTATGTCTACAGCTCAAACGAGCGCGACATAAGCAACTGCAAAGACTATGAGCAATTCATGGATCATTACGGCTTTGTAGTTAAAGATCTGCACCGCTTGACATTGCCTGGCCGCTTAACTGCTGTGCATTGCACGGACATATCAAGCGGCAACAGCGGCAAGGATTCATTGATTGATCTGCCCGGCAAGATTATTGAGTTGCATCAACATCATGGTTGGCATTTTGTCGCTCGCCATACGATATGGAAAGAGCCGCTATGGGTGCGTAATCGCACGATGGTAAAGAGCTTAGCGCATAAAACAATCGTGGATGATGGCGCCTATGCAGGTGTTGCAAGTGCTGATTACTTGTTGATCTTTCGACGCAGCGGTGAGAATACTATCCCAGTTGCGCATCCGACTGGCCTTGACCATTACGCTGGCGAATGCCCTATCCCGGTAGAGCTGCATAAGTACAAAGGATGGAAAGGCAAGCAAACCGAAAACCGCTTTAGCCACTGGATCTGGCGTCGCTACGCCTCGTCTATTTGGGACGACATCAACATGGGGCGAGTGCTTCCGTTTCGCGATGGCAAAGATCCCGACGACGAGAAGCATGTCCACCCGCTACAACTTGACGTGATTGACCGCGCCATCTGCCTGCGGTCCAATCCTGGCGAGACTGTGCTGACCCCGTTTATGGGCGTTGGCAGCGAGGTGTATGGCGCAGTTCAACTTGGCCGCCGTGGCATTGGCATTGAGCTAAAGGAGTCGTATTACAAGCAAGCGATTAAGAATATGGAAATTGCGGTAGAGGATACCCGCACGCCAGATCAAACAGAATTGCTCGATATAGAGGGGATGGATTGATGCAGTTAAGACCCTACCAAAACCAGCTAATAACCGACATCCGCCTGCAATACCAGCTAGGGCATAAGTCAGTGCTAGCGGTGCTGCCTACCGGCGGCGGCAAGACCGTCTGCTTCTCGTATATTGCCCAGGCTGCCAGCATCAAAGGCAACCGCGTGCTGGTGCTGGTCCACCGGCAGGAGCTGCTGGATCAAGCCAGCCGCGCCATGCCAGTGCCGCATGGGATTATTGCTGCTAACCGTGGCATGGACCTAAGCCACACGGTGCAAGTAGCCAGCGTGCAAACCGTAGCCCGTAGGTTGCACCTGCTGCCGAGGGATTTCTTTCAGCTACTGGTAGTTGACGAGGCACACCACACCACCGCTGGCACCTGGGCCAAGGTGATCCAGCATTTCCATGCCGCCAAGCTGCTAGGTGTGACCGCCACACCGATACGCAGCGATGGTCGCGGCCTGGGCGAGCATTACCAGTCAATGGTGCAGGGGCCAACTGCTGCGGAGCTAACCAGCGAGGGCTACCTAGCACCTGCCAAGGTGTTGGCACCACCTGGGTTTGATTCCGCCGGATTGCGTAAGCGGATGGGTGACTTTGACACCAAGCAAGCCGAGCAGCGTGTCGGCACCATCATGGGCGACTGTCTCGGCCACTACCGCAAGCACCTGCCAGGGCAGACGGCAATTGCGTTCTGCTGCAGCGTGGCTCATGCTGAGGCAGTGGCTGCTCTGTTCCAGTCAGCCGGCATTGCTGCGGCAAGTATTGATGGCAGCATGGATACCGCCAATAGAAGGCAGCTATTGGCTGATCTGGCAATAGGTCGGCTCAAGGTGCTGACCAGTTGCGCGTTGATTGGTGAAGGCGTGGACGTGCCAAGCGTCGGCGGCTGCATTCTGCTGCGGCCTACCGCCAGCGTTGGCCTGCACCTGCAGATGATTGGTCGCTGCCTGCGCCCGCAACCTGGCAAGCGTGCAGTGGTACTGGATCACGTCGGCAACACCTTGCGGCTTGGCCATCACCTAGAGGAGCGCGACTGGACGCTAGACGGCTTGCGCAAGCGTGACCGAGAGGCAGCGCCATCGGTGAAGGTGTGCCCTACCTGCTTTGCCACGTCACCTAGCACTGCGCAGGTATGCCGCGACTGCGGGCATGTATTTGCGCCACCCGAGCGCCGGGAGATCAAGGTGGTCGAGGGGGAGCTGCAGGAGATTGCGGTAACCAAGCGCCGTGAGCAAGGCAAAGCCACTGACCTGGAATCCCTACGCGAGCTAGCGCAGCAACGCGGCTACAAGCGAGGTTGGGCGGAACGGGTCTACCAGGCGCGACTGGCTAAGAGGCATGGCATCTGAACAAACCATTCAGCAGCAGATCCGCATCGCCTGCAGCAAAGGCGTCTGCCGACTGTTTCGTAATAACACCGGCACGCTGGTAGACCGTAATGGCCGCCCGGTGCAGTTTGGCCTGTGTAAAGGCAGCGCTGACCTGATTGGGTGGACGACACGCACGATCACCGCCGAAATGGTCGGCACCACCGTGGCGGTGTTCACCAGCATCGAGGTGAAGAGTGCCACCGGCAGGCTCAGGCCTGATCAGCAGCAATGGTTGGATGCAGTACAAAAAGCAGGTGGCATTGCTGGTGTGGCGCGCAGCATTGACGATGCCCGGCGGTTGACAACAGTTGACAGCGGTGGTATTGTTTCCATGTCGCCAGCAATGGCGGCATCACCCCGAACCTAGAAACATGAAACTGTCTGAAAGCCTTGCCGAACTGATCGCTGAGCTTGAGGAATCCGATCGCCGCTTTCGTCAAGAGGTTGATGGATTGATCAAGGCTGCTGATCGGATCATCGAAATGGTTGATCGCGCAACCGAGGAAGACTGAATTACTGGGGGCCACAAGGCCCCCTTTTTTTATGCGTTACGGATTGTGACTGCGCATAGTTGATTATGGCGGATTAGGGCGTAGGATGCGCACAAGCCGAAAGGCCCACCACCCCAACCACAAAACCATGAAAACCATCCTGACTGCTGACTGGGCGCCACATATCGAGCGCATTGTTTGCGCTGTTGTTGCGGCGTTAGTGGCTGTATATGTTGCCGGTTACTGCTGCGGTAAATGGCTGCATCGATTGAATGACCGCATCACATCGGTGATCGTCAAGCGTGCGCCTGCCGTTGCGCCGTTGATGCATCCGTTGCTGGCGGTTGCTGCTGACCTAGAGCAACTGACCTGCCGCGAGCTGCAAGCTATTACCGGCATCCGCCGCAAAACCAGCAAAGCGCAGTTAATTGCTGCAGCTTGTACGTTGTGAAAGACAAGGGTTGACCATGGTGTACAATATGGGGACAGGAGGCGAGAGCCTCCACCCCAAACCGAGAACCATGAACATCCTCAAAGCTATCGCCCAGATCGACTTCATTTACGAACCAGACCCCAATGGAGGTGTCATCGACGCCATCGGCACCACTGCTGACGGGCGTGAAGTTGATCTCTGGATCTACAACACAGGAGACGGTCCCCTGCTGGTACCTGGCGCTTCATTCTTGCCTTACGGCGGTATCTACTACAACCCCTGGCCGCTAACGAGCATCCGGGAAATCTAACCCCAAGCGGCCCGCCAGAGCCGCACCCAATCTGGCAATCACCCCAACCACAAAACCATGGCTAACATTCTGTCATTTTTGATTGTTGCTTCTACATTTGGCGCCATTGTCGGCAGTTTTGGCACTGCGCCTCAGCCCTTTGCATATCACCAGCTCGACAAATGAACCCAATCGAACAGCACTGGACATTAATGACTGCCGTTGAATATGGCGGTAGTTTTTTCAAAGCATTAGCAGCGGCTGGGTTAAAGGCTGACCCGTCAAATCGTGATCGATTGTTTAGAACCTGGCCTGAGTTAAGCGCTACCTATGGTCCCGCGTCAAACCTTCACCGAGCGCTTAGAGATGACTACAAACGCTGAATATCATTCTGACCCTGCCGTTAGCGCCAGCCACCTAAAAACGGTAATGCAATCGCCCTACCATTATTGGGCACGGTATTTAGACCCTCGGCGGGTGCCGGTAGAACCGACTGCTGCTATGCGGCTGGGTTTAATGGTGCATTGCGCTGTATTGGAACCCAGCGAGCTAGCAAGCCGTTATAGCGTTTGCGGGCCACGCAATACCAAGGCAGGCAAAGAGCAAGCTGAGCAAATGGCTGCTGCTGGCATCGAAGCGGTTACCGCCAGCGACATGCTCACCGCTAATTGCATGGCCGACAGCGTGCATCGGCACCCTGCAGCATCTGCACTGCTAGCACAAGGTATAGCTGAGCAATCCTTTTGGTGGGATGACATTGCGACTGGTTTGCGCTGCAAATGCCGACCTGATTGGTTTGATGGGTTTACGGTAGTAGACCTTAAAACTACGACAGACGCTAGCCCTAAAGGTTTTGCGCGTAGTATTGCTAGTTTTGGTTACCACGTACAGGCAAGCCATTACTTAGCTGGGTTGCCTGATGCTAAGCAATTTATATTCATTGCAGTAGAAAAAACTGCCCCATATGCAGTTGCTGTTTATCAGCTTGATGTTGCAGCAATGTCTGTAGCTAATGAGTTACGGCAGCATAATATGCGTATTATTGCCGATTGCCATGCTACTAATGAATGGCCAGGTTACGGCAACCAATGCCAAACGCTTAGTTTACCAGGCTGGGCATTAACAATCAACTCAACCGTTACTTCTGATGACTTCTAATCTTGCACTTTGGACACCAGAGCAAACGCAGCTTATTAGCACCACCATTGCGCCTGGTTGTAGTAATGACGAGCTGCGGCTGTTTGCTTATGCTTGCCAGCGTACTGGTTTAGATCCATTTAGCAAACAGATCTATGCCATCAAGCGCGGCGGCAAGATGACCATTCAGGCTGGCATTGATGGTCTACGAGCTATTGCAGAACGCACCGGCCAGCTTGATGGCTCCGAAACCTTTTGGTGCGGTGAAGATGGCCAATGGGCTGACGTATGGCTTGGCAGCAAGCCACCTGCTGCTGCTAAGACCATCATCCACCGCAAAGGCTGCCAGCATCCATTTACTGGTACAGCTCGCTTTGCGGATTACAACGCTGGGCAAGGATTGTGGTCCAAAATGCCAGCCGCGATGATTGCTAAATGTTCTGAGGCATTGGCGCTACGTAAGGCATTTCCGGCTGATATGTCTGGTGTTTATAGCACTGACGAGATGGATCAAGCGGTTGAACCGGTTACCGTATCTGCAACGCCTGCGGGTGATGTAAAGATCTTCCAAGCCGGCAAGGCTGCTATTGCTAAAGCTGATAGCATGGCCAAGTTAACAGAAGTTACTGGCCGCATGGAAACCCGCAAAAGTGACCTAAGCGATGATCAGTACCAGGAACTGTTAAAGCTGGCACTAGCAAAGGAAACTGAGTTACTACCGTCTGATCCATTTGCTGATGAATGAACCGTATTTAACAACTGAACAACTGGCCGATAGGTGGGGTCTACGGCCAGCAACAATTAAGCATCAACGCTCCCGAGGCGTTGGCCCTGAATACATAACGTTATCTCGTATTGCGGTTCCTCTTGGTGCCGCCCGGGTCCGTTATCTATTGAGTCACGTATTGGCCTTTGAGGCCGCTAATAACATCACACCATTGAACCCATGAGCCTTTACGCATCCGGCATTGTTCGCATTATTTCTGACCCTCAGTTACGCGCTTTTGATAGCGGCAGCGCAGTTGCTAATTTTGGCGGCGGCATTATTGAAGGTAAGGACAAAGAAGGCAATTATATCAATAATGCAATTGACGTAGAGGTATGGGGTAAGTCTGCTGAGCTTATAGTTAACCGTTGCAAGAAAGGTGATTGCATTATGGTTACAGGCAACATTAAGCGCCAAGAATGGATTGACAAAACTACCGGCGATAAACGTAGCAAGCATGTACTTAGCGTGCAACGATTTGAATTTTTGCCGCGCACAGCGGCAACTGAAGAGCCTGCGTTTTGATGAACTGCCCAAATTGTGACACATCTTTCACAAGTGGCAATGGTGAAGTAATGCAATCCCGCGCAGATACCATTGACTCTCACCTAAGGCAACGACGTTGTAAACATTGCAACCACAGAGTCTGGACTGTTGAAGTAGAACTACCTCTAGGCTCCGTACACTGGAAAATATCTCAAGAAACTTTTCAGTCCGTACCCAAACGCAAACCCGGCGCCCTTCGCGTGCAGATCTCATGACTAACCAACACTCGATCACCCCGCCCCATGAGCTGGTGCAGCAGTGGGTTCGTGCAAGCCCACTGCTGCATTCAGATACGTCGTGGTCGTATGAGCTGTTTATCACGCAGCAAGCCGCCCGCTGGGGCGCTGATCAGGAGCTTGAGGCTTGCGTGGGATGGCTACAAGATCCTGACCTAAACGTGGATACCTACAAGCTAAAAGCAGCCCGCCGCCCCAAGCCGCCGAGCCTAAAGAAACAGGCCTGTGACGCATTGGACACTTACATTTACGGGGAACCTGATCCCCGAGACACAGAAACCCACTGGCTCAAGGAGCGCACGTACAACACCATCCGCAAAGCACTGGAGGCACTCGATGACTAACCTATCCCCCGCCGAGCTGGAGGGCGCAGATGCTTAACGACATCACACGCTGCCATGGCACCGGCTGTCACCAGCGTCACCAGTGCGCTCGGCATACCGGACCCATTCCAGACAACGTGCTCTTGTCGTGGGCGGTAAACCTGAACCACGAACGGGCACACCTCTGCGCGTACTTTATCGCCGCCGAGCTGGAGACACTCAATGACTAACCAACCACCACTTGCACTAATTCAGCAATGGGCTAATGAAAAAGTTTATGATGAACGTGATTGGCTTTATGAAATCCACATAGCAAGCCGCGCTGCTCAATGGGGCGCCGACCAGGAGCTAGATGAGTGCTGCGAATACCTCACATATTTGCCGCCATGGAGCGCTGATGATCTCCGCAGGCATCGCCGTCCCAAGCCGCCGAGCCTGCAGAAACAGGCCTATGACGCATTAGACACCTACATCTACGGCGAACCTGATCCTCGGGACAAGGAACGCACGTACAACATTATCCGCAAAGCACTGGAGACACTCAATGACTAACC